CTGTAATTTCTACATTTTTAGAGCCAGCAGTAGTAGCTACAATTTTCCCAATAGCAGAATAATAGACATAATAGCCGTCAGAAATAAGCTCATAAGCATCAACAATGTCTAAATCTACTAAATCTTCTTTACGAATACCCATGTTATTACAATATTAAAATATTGAATGACATTAGTTATTTATATATTATCTCTTTCTTCTCTTTTTAGCGTGATCTGTTTCATCTGCATCTTCAGAAGTTTCTACATTTTCAGACTCTGCCTCTTGGGTCTGAAGCGCTTCTTGAGCTAATCTTTCTTTTTCTGCCATTTCAGCGGCTCGGGCAGCCTCTTCTCTCTTCTGTCGTTCGGCGGCCATAACATAACCATTTAAAACATTATAAATAATACTGCTCATTTGAGAAAATGCATGAGATTGCCCGTCAGCAACACCTGCCTGTCTTCTCAGCTCTTCAGCACGAGCTACACAAGCCTGTCTTTGTTTTTCAGACTCATTCATTATTTGAATTAAAGTGGCTTCGTATAAATCTTTAGATTTATCATCAACTACATCATGAGTCAATGCGTCTAAAATTCTTTTTCTTAATTTAACTAGATCCTCTGCATATGCCATAACTTACCTCTTCTTCTTAAACCTATTAGCAACTTTTAAACATAATTCACAAAATGTACCAGAAATATTGCTGCTTTCTATTTTAAAAAATCTCATAGGGACTACATAACCGTCTAAAACAAAATTTTCTGGCGGAAAATGACCAGAAGAGCACCACCTTCCGGCGGGCTCTTCTGTTTGTGTTATCTTTAAATCAGGCTTTCCATTCATCTTACTTTATATATCACCTAATTAGTTGTAGATAAAGTAGTTAATATGATCTCCGGCTTTCTGCTTAGCATAGAAAGTAATAGAGGTAGTGCTGGTTTCTTCGTAGTCATTCCAGTCTACAACAGGTCCAGGGTCTCTCAAAACTCCTCTAGTATAGACTACCAAATTCTGTCCATTATTGGTTGGATCTAGAGTATAAGTATTACCTCCAGGAATTGTATGAGCAACTCCAGGATTTACATCAACAGTTAATCTTTCAATTACTCTAACAAAGTTTGCTTCAGAAATTGCATCAGCTAAGTTTTGCAAGATAGTAGTAATTGTATAGCCATCGTTATCGCCAATAACATCACCAGTGAAAATTCTATCTCCAATTTGTTCATTAATAGTATTAAATACTTCAGTTACAGATGGAGTAGCATCTGGAAGATCACTAAAGACATAATAGTTAGTTAAATTGGTCAAACCATCTAAATAATTATCACCAGGATCTGATCCAAGAATCTGCAAGATGTTGTTAATATTAGTTGCACTCTGAGAGTCAGCAAACAAACCATTAACAAGCGTAGTTCTAAATGCAGTTTCAGTTAATTGATCGGCTCTTTCACGATAACCATAGTAATAGTCTACAGTAGTTGGTTGATAACCGTCCCAAGTATAAGCAACAGATGTAGAAACATCGGCTCCGAATGGAACAGCTCTAAATTCAACTTCAATACTGTTTGGCTCTATACCAGTAACTCCTTGACGAGTACGACCAAAGATTCTATAACCATCAGTAATACCACCTTGAGCTACTAGGTAATTTTCGGTTTGTGGGTCAATAATTTCTACATAAGTAGCTTCCCAATTACCTGCATCAAAACCGTCCCAAATTGGAACACCAGTTCTATCTACAGAGTCTGCATATTGGAATTGTGAAGCGCCAGTAATAGTAGAATAACCGTCACCAGCCAAAACAGGGTCAGCACGATAAACTCTGTTAACTACCCAGGCATGTGCATCAAGAGTTTTGCTAGCAATGTTAGTTAAGTTGGCAGGGACATCGGTACCAATTGCTGTCGGACGCTGATAAGTTGGGACATCGCTGTGGAATGCTGCAGTTCCCTTAATCAATCTACGATCGGTACGTGCAAAGTTGATATCATCTTCTAAACTGTATGGATATCTTTCAACCCAGCTAATAGAGCCGTTGTTGGCGTCGGAAGCAACTGCAGAAGCATTAACGATAGTAACTGCGGTAGCGCTTACATAACCATCAATTAAGAAAGTTCCATTATTGCTGGCAGTGGCGGCGCCAAAAATGGTAAGAAATCTACCAACAGATTCGGCGGTCATGCCAGTTAAACCAGTAACGTTAATTCCGTTAGCGGTTAATGTAGTAAGACTTGCTGCTGCGCCAGATTGACCGGCAACTAGAGAACCATACCCGTCAGGCTCATTAGACAAAGTTTTGGTATCTGACTGTAAAAGTGAACCAGCTATATCAAGAGCCTGGTCCAATGCGTTTTTGCGTGTATAAGCAACCATATTTGTTCCTCAAAATGTTAAAGTAGTCTTACACCATAACTTTCCTTACCCAATATATAATATTATTACCAATAAATATATTAATATTGCTATTATTATACAGAAACTACATAGGTAGCATATAATAAACTGTGCGCATTAGGAGTAAAAGAGATTAAGTTAATAACATCATATCCCGTGCCGGGCCCTCCGGACTCACTAATAGTAAAATCTATATTTTCGTACAGCTCTCTTCCATTATGCTCTACTGTTAAATGAAAAATATTACCAAAATACGAACCGTTAATAAATTTTTCAGAAGTGTAAAAAGTTCTATTGGTTCCATCTTTAAGGCCAATAAGTGGAATCTTTTCTCTCCAAGCATAATTAAGACTACCAGGAGGATGATTAGATGTAATATAGCCATCAATACATTCATAAGCAGTTTCATCTAGCTCATCACATCCAATGCCTACTCCTTTATAAAATCCAAATTCATATAGAAAATCTTTTTGTTCTGGACTAAATTGTAGCAAATCAATATTGCTAGAAACTAAAGCAATATCTCCGCATAAAAATTTATGTCTCAATACACCTTTCAAAAGAGAATTTCTAATATCAGATTCTTGAACTCCAGGAATTTGTAATAAGTCTCTTGTTTGGCCAGCATTAATTGGATAATTAAAAATACTTATAGTTTTTTTAGGAGAAAGATAAAATACAGAAGATCTAAATGGTGGAGGAATAGAACTATTATCTCCCTCTAAATGAAGTTGTGATTCTGATGTGCCTGTAATATTTTTTACAATAAAATGTGTATTGTATTTAAGAGAATATCCAAACTCGCTTTCACTGCTCATTGTTATTTCTCCGGAACAAATTTATCTTTTATAGTAATGGTTACCGTTCTTTCCACTTCTGGATTTTCTGCGGTAGCGCGCACCCCTCCAAATAACTTTTCCATTAAGGTATCGTAGCTTTTAGAAGCAACATCGCCTTTTGTTATTTCGATATCTTTATTTATATCTTTGCGAATCATATTTTCATCTTTAGATAAAATTACTCTACGTAATTCGCTTTTCCCCATTTTAGTTAAATCGTCAAAAGTCAATCTATATCTAACGTGCATTAATTCTTCTATATAATCTAGGCTTCCCAATGCTGGTTGAGATAAAGTATAATCACCATCTTTTTGCATTGTTCTTAGTCCCTTATGCAGAGTAGATAATAACACTCTAGAGTTGCTATCTTGCCACTCTGGTTCGCGACCATATTGTTCGCGCAAATCTTCCATAACATCTCTTAATTTAGCAAAATTAATTAATTTTTGTTCCAAAGCTTCAGAAACAAAGGCTTCGCTGCGTTTATAATTTTGTAAACCACGGCGAGGATTATATTCAGTTTCTTGATCTATTCTTCTAGTATCAAAAGCTACTTTTGTAAAACCTTCACCAGAAATATAGGAAGATAGCCCCGCCTTTCTTAAAGAAATAGACTGCTTTCTCGCAGATAAATCTTCTGTTCCCTTGGAAATCAAATTATATAGTTCTGAAATATCATCTAGTTTCATGCTTTTATCTCAGGCAAAGGCCAATAATATGCTTAAATATACACTGTCTGATCATTAAAGAAAAATTATACAAACTCTTTCCAAGAAATAGATCCAATAAAATTATCCGTTCCTGCAGCTATTTTTTGTACGGCCAAAACTAATTGATCAGAAACATTATTTATATTAATTCCTAAAGTTAATAATGATTCTATTGCGATTTGTACGGCTCCTGTCGTTTGTGATGCATATCCGGATTTAAGAACCGTACCCCCTGAAATAATATTAGTCAAAGTTCTAGAAATATCATATTGTACGCTGCTATTAGTAATACTTTGCCAAGAAGCAGCATCCGCTCCCCCAACCGTTGGATTTAATACTAATTCCCATTTAAATATAGCATTAGTGCTGGTGCATAAAATATTAAACTCTTCTGGAATAACTACGGCACCAGCCTTGGAATTATCTAATCTAATAGATATGATTGGATAAAGTGCAGCATTATCTACGTTAGCCAAAGCGCCAATTCCCCTATCGGCACTAAATTCATATCCCTTATTTTCAAAACCACCTTCTGACAAAACCGTATTACATATTTGTTCTAATGAAGAAGTTCCAGCATACCCATCATTTATTATTTTATAAGATAATGGTAAATTAGGATTGGACATGTAAACAGAATCTAAATTATTGGCGTGAAATTGCTGATGAGCAAAATAAGTAATTCCACCAATATTGAATCCAAAACGAACCCTACCAACACCTAGCCATTCTAAATCTATTATAAATATCTGGGATTTAGTAATATCTAATATAATTCCACTTGGTCCGTACCCATCAAAAGTATCAACATTCCAATCTGATTGAATTATTGCTGTTTCTTGTGGAGAGCCACTGACATTAGATTTAATTACAAATTGAACATCATAACCATCATTTCTTAAAAATAAACCATTATATCCATCGAAATAGCCTAAGTCTTTTGTAATACCTGGTGGAGTTTCTCCCATTACAAAAGTACTCATAATAAGCAGAGATTTTCCTGCTTGATAATTAAATCGTGGTTTAGTTTGTCTAAGAACAGACGAGCCAATAGTAGAAGTTACCTCTAATAAAGAAGAGGCTCTATTACTATTAAACGTGGAAGTTCCGCCAGATACTAATTGAGTATCCCATACAATACTGCGATTATCGAATAATTGCTTGCTCTCAAAAATAGTAAATGGATTAGCTACTCTTAATCTTCCAAAAGCATCTGCCGATGCAGAATTGCCGCTTATTTGAATAGGCATTCCTCCCAGTGCTGCCGAAAGAGTCGATGGTTCTATAGAAGAATTTGATTGAATTCTTATATTAGAAGTTCCACCAGATTTTAATCGAAACCAAATTTTACTAATTCCCTGAGCATGAATAGTAACATTAGCGCTTCCTAAATTAGGATTTAATTCAGCATGAATAGTATTACCATTAAAAGATACTTCTACTACGCCAAGCCCTTCATTAAAAATAGATAAGTGCTCAAGAGGAAATGTTATAATAGCATCTGCATCCTCATTAAAATCATAATTCGAGACTGAAACTCTATCAAAAAAATTAAAATCTCTACCATTAACTCTAGGGCCGTAACCAGGTGTAGCCATTACAATATTTCCCTCTTAAACACTATTTACTATAATATCTTATTATTGTGAGTTTTATTCCGCAAAATAAAAAAAGCCACTAGATTTCTCTAGTGGCTTTCAGAACTTATTCAATCAGACCAATTAGGCGCCGATTACGACAGACTTACGACCTGCTGCACAACCTCTTGGGTTGACGATAGCAATACCGACAATCTCGGATACTACCCAGCCAAGCTTCAATTGCTTTGGCTCGTCAGCTGGAAGAACTTCAATGTCTTGACGAACTGGCATTACACCAACGAACTCAGGATCTGCACATCCGTAGATGGTTCCAGGTGGAACAATCTTAGATACCATAATGTCAGTACCCCAAATGTGAGCGTATAGACCAGTTTGTAGAACTTCACGCATAGTGACAGGATCGAAATCACCGCCGCCTACGCCTTGTCCACCACCAGAACCCCACTTCAAGATATCAGTGAACTCATTGATGTTCATGAAATATTTGGTGGTTACTAAGTCCCAACGATCAATCTGTTGCTTGATTTCAACTAAGTCTCTCTTTAGAAGACCAGAATCAGCAATGTCAGTTAGGGTGTTTTCAACAGAAGAAGCTGCATCAAGAGCGGCGAAAACGTTAGCGTCTTCTTGTGCCATGATTTCTTGACGAGCCTTTTGAACTGCTCTATCAATAACGTTGAATCTACGACGCTTTACCTCAGCAATACGAACAGTTGGGTTAGCGAAGATTTCAAACTCAGGAACAACTACACGGTCACCGAATACACGAGATTCTGGACCAGTTCCGTTGCTAGAAATAACAACAGCTGCAACATCGATATCTCTATCGTAAGTTGGCATTGCGCCTTGTGGTAGAGGATCTACAACAAGAGCTCTACGGGCAATTCCGTGGTAATCCAAGTTACGACGGATTGGGTTTGCCATAGCTTGAGCTAAGGCGATCTTGCCATCTT